CTAGACGCCACTCACATCAAACAGATGCCCCCGGAAGTCGATCAATCCATCGCGCCGAGCGTTGACCAGCTCAGGCCAGAGCAACTGGCCGTCCCGAAAGGAAAGCACCGCAAACCCTGACCGCCAGTTCGTTGGATTGGCCTCCAGGTAGTCCACGAACTGCGGGCCATCGGCTTCCGCAAGGGTTCCGGTGTCCACACCCCACCGCGTTCCTCGGTAGTCGTCAAAAGGCGTTACTTTGAGGCTGTGGAGGTGGCCGGTCACCATCGTGGTGCCTGCGTTCACTGTGTTGTTGTGGGTCGCGTGGATGCCGCCCTTGTATCGGTGCTTGATGACGACCTCATCATTGAGGCGAAGCGCCCAGCACGGAGACCAGCGGGGGAAATGGTCTTTCAGGGTGAAGCCGGGGACGCCTTCGTACTGGGGAGCGTTAGACGCCAGGAAAGTCTCAAACCGGGCGCAGTGGTTTCCGAGCGGCCAGATGAGTTCCGCCTTCCCTGCCGCGTCCTCAATCTCGCCCAACCTCTGCTGGCAGGCTTTGATTTCCTCGATCACTGTGGGCTTGGAGTCCCAGCCGATCCGAGCGTGACGGGAGATAGACGCCCCGTCGAAGGCATCCCCGTTGCAGACGATCATGGACGGCTTCAACTGCTCGATCATGTAGAGCAGGCCTCGGAAGGCCGTTGTCCGCACACCAGGCCAGAAGTGCGCGTCCGAGAACACCAGAACGATGCCGTCCTTGATGTGCTTGTCGATCCAGGCGCTGTTCTTGCGCGGCTCGACATGGGAGTAGTAGTTCTTCCGTGCGGGCTTGATGGGCTTGAGGGCTTCGGTCAGCGGCGTGGGTTTCATGCCCCGCTGCTTTGCCACGCGAACCCGAGAACGGAAGGTGGCGTGGTTCACGCCCAGCTTCTGAGCGGCTGCAACCTGATTGCCAGCGCAGTCGCGTTCGGCGTCAAGGGCCTGCTGGCACAGTTCGTCACTGAGTGGTCGAGTGGGCATCGTTACTTCGCCGTGGTCAGGAACTGGTGCAGGAGGTTGCCTTGGGCATCGACCTCCCTCTCGTCGTGTTCGCTCTGCCCGCTCATGTAGCGGATGGCGTGTTGCAACTCATGGCAGAAGGTGGCCTGCTTGAGTTGGGCGCTGAGGTCGGCTCGGAGTCGAATCGTTGCCGTCTCAGCGTCACAGTGGCCCATGTCCGAAATCGCGTCTGTCTCAACAACCCGCCAAGTAATCCCGGCGAGCTGGAAGGTGCGCGGAATCTTCACTTCGTCACGCCCTTGACCTTTTCCATGCTCCTGAGACCACCGATCCCGAGCATTCCGGTCACGACGACCCACAGGAGGTCAAGGTTCAGCGACGGCGGGATGGGCCAGCCTTTGATGGCAGCAAACCACGCCAGGAGAGGCTGGAGGATCGTGGCGTACACAAATCCTGCCCCACCGGCCCAGCCAAAGAACGGACGCCAGCCGGCCACCCAGACGCTGGGATGAGCAGCCTCCCGGGCGTTGATCTCCAATTGCGCGATGACCTGCTTCAACTCCCCGTCGGCGGCCATGCGGATCAGTTCCATCTCCGCTTCCCGCTTCTTCTCTGGGTCGGGCATCCAGCGGTCGATCAGGGTCTTGCCGACCTCCAGCAGAGGTCCGAGAACGAGAGGGTTCATGTTTCCTCCAATAGAGACGCGATGCGCCGCGACCAGCCGCGACCGAAAGCGGGCCAAGTGGACAGACCAGCGAGGAACTCCAGCCGCTCGCCGAGCATCCGGCTGCGGGTCTTGTATGGGTCGGCTTGGTGGGCGATGGTGAGGGTCTGGCGGCCCACGATCCCGTCATCCACCGCACCGAGGGCGCGTTGCAGCCAGCGGATGGACTGGCGCGGGCCCGAGTGGTAGGCCGCATCAAAGACCGGATAGCGCAGGGCGTGGGGCAGGCTTTCCGCGCTGACTGCGTTCCAGTACGCAGCCCGGGCGATTTCCTTGGCCTTGTCCTGCGTGAGTTCGCGCATGGGGCCGGTGTAGCCATGGGCCTCGGCGACTCGCTTGGTGATGCCCCAGTTCGTCTCACCGCCGGGGTCGGAGGGGTGGTTCACATACCCACCCTCGTGGCCCATGAGCTTCACGAATGCTTCGTCGAAGTTCATTTGACGATCCCCTTGGAACTGAGCCAGAGATAGCCGCCGACCGCGATGACACCAAGCAGCCAGACCAGTTTGGAGACGACGTTGCGGCCGACCTCCTGATAAATCTGGCTGGTCAGCTTGGCGACCGCTTTGTCGGCGGCGCGTTCAGCAATGGCTTCGATTTGCTCGTCGGTGAGCTGTCCAAAGTGCGAGTCGCTCATCAGTGCTTCCCATCAGGTTCACAGGCATCTAGCGCGGTCAGCACACCTTTGGCGAACAGCCGGCGAGACTCGAAACGGTCGAAACTCGCCATCGTCTTGAGGCGGTTCGTGATGGTGTGGTCGCCCTTCTTGGGCCAGCCAAAGACAAGCGCCCACTCCGTGTAGTTCGCCAGCACATCAAGCAGCCAGACGAACACGCCAGGGATAGCGAGAAGCCACCAGAGACCGCCACGCTTGAACTGGATGACGATGGGGTAGCCGAACAGGACGAGGAAAGTGATCACAGCAGCGCCTCCAGTGCGGTGATCTGCTCCTCAATCTCTTTGAGGCGCCGATAGCCCGGATTGCCTGCCCGCAGCAGCGCGATGGACTGGGTGGCGTTGAGTCCCTGCGTGGCACCTTGGGTGACGGCTTCCTTCTCCATCAGACCCAGAGCCAGTGCCCGCATCCACTTCGGCGCACCGCTTTGGCGCTCGAGCTCGGCGATCTGCTCGGCGGGAGTCGGGGGTGGAGGAGGCGGGGGAAGCGCTGCGATTTCCTCGGGCGTCAACTCGCGCTGTGTGACTTGGCCCGTCATGACATCAACGGTGAGGATTGGCATGGTCACTCCCAAGAGATGCTGACAGTGCCCGCGTCGAATTGATCGCTGCCGCTGACGGTGGTGAGACGGATTCGGTCCAGCGCACCGGAAAGGGTCACGGTCCCTCCCGTGGTAAGGGTGGCCGCAGCGTCACTGCGGCCCAGCACACCGTCAAGAACCCACGTATTCCCGGAAATGCGGCTGGCGCGTACACAGCCGGAAAACACCATGGCTGCGGTCGTGCTGTTGCTCAGTAGTGCGCCCGACGAATAGGCGGTAGATGCCACCGTGCCCACGATGCCGGAAACGGAACCCGCGTATCCCGTGGTTTGCACACTGCCCGACCCGAGCTGAATCTGCGGATTGCTGGTGCCGTTCGTGCTCATCTGGCTGAGCATCAGCGTGATGCGTTTTGCCCAGCTCGGGATGCTGGTGAAGTCCACCGCAGTCTGCGTGGTCAGGGCAACAGCGGTGCCAAGTTGAATCTGGGCATCTTTCAGCCGAGCCGGGGTGATCGCTCGGGTGTTGTCCGTGCCGGCCTGAGCCACGGCCGTGGAGGAAATCTGAATCACGCCCGTGGCGGCCTCTGTGGCGTCCTGCTTGAGCGCGTTGAAAGCCGCTGCCGCCGTGGTCTGCCCGGTGCCGCCGTTGGCAATCCCTAGAGTGCCCGTTGCTTGCCCCAGATCGGCCAGCAGCGTTCCGCCGTTGGCCCGCTGGTAGTTCACCACCCGATAGCCAGAGGCCGGGTTGCCGTTCGGAATCGCGATCAGCGCATCCCCTGCGGAAGTGGTGACGTTTGCTGCTCCCGGGAGTACCAGGGAGGCGGAATGCGTCAAAGTCAGCGCACCGGCAAAGCGAACCAGCCGGGGGCCGCTGTAGGTGGTGCCGAACGAGGTAATCCCCGTGGTGCCCGTGATCTGGACAAGCAGGCTGTTTGCCGCTCCAATGTCGCAGGTTGCAGCGCTGGCGACGGATGCCTCAAGGGCGAACCCTCGGCCGTCACGGTGCTGCGCGATGTAGGCGGCGTAAACGCGCAGGTAGTCGTCGATGAGGCTGGGTGCCTCACTCCCCGAAGGAGAGTTCGACCCCGCCGTCTGCGACAGGTCGTTGATTGAGCTGGGCAAGGGCATTGCAGAGGCTCCAATGAAAAAGCCCGCACAGGGCGGGCTTGGAAGGGGAAGATGGAAGTTTTGAACGAACTGATCGCTCGCTCTGGAGTAAGCCCCGGCATGTGGGGCTACCTTCTCGGTATGTGCGTCTTATGGGCGATTTGGTCCCGGGGCCGAAAGTAGTCCGCCCGCCGCAATGGCTGGGCCGAGCAGGGTTTGAGATTGCATGACGGGAGGGCGGGGTGCAAGCAGGCCGGGAACTACGTCCTGTGCTGACCGTTGGCTCAGTGCAATCTCAATGTTCCGCAGTGGATCGACCACCAAAGCCCGACCCATTGGGAGCATCGAGAGGAGGTCATAAGCCTTGCCAGTGACCAGTGCGCCTGAGTTGCTGTTGTTGACAGCGGAACCGACCGGCTGCGCCTGCATATAGCTGGCAACTCGACCGTTGGCCTGGAGTTGTGCGATCTCTTGGGGAGAGAAGAAAATTTGCAGCTTCTCGTCGCCAATTCCTTTGAGCGCCTTGTTGAAAGCAGACTGCGAGAACTTCCCAACCTCGTCGGCAGAGTCGTTCAACGCCTTGGCCTTAAGGTGGGCAAGAATGGCATTGCGAATCACCGGAATGCCGGCTTGCCCAACTTGATTGGCGAGGTCTTTGGCCTCTTTGGCAGTCCCCCCGATGACGAAGCGCTGGGCAATCCTTTGCGGGTCTGCTGAGGCTCCCTCCGACAGAACCGAACGCACTAGAGGCGAGGAATCCTCGTAGGCGTATGCGGTTCGCGTAGCTGCCCTGGCTTTGTTGACTTGCTCAACCGCAGACTGAGCAGCCGCTGCCGCCGCATCCTCAGACCGCACCGCAGCAGCTGACTGAGGCGTAAGCAGTCCAGGGGCAGAGGAATTTGCCGGGGTCAGTTCGGCGTTTTGCAGTATTCGCTGGGCCAGTTTGGCAGCGGCCCCCTCGTTGCCACCCTTAGCAACTTCACGCGACAGCATAGATTGCAGGTTTCGATAATCCTGCGGCGTGAATGGCCGCTGACCAGACTGAAACGCCTCCATGTACTTGCTGATCGTCGGACTCATGAATGGCATGAGCGCCTGCTCATCCAAAGCGCGGTTGATTTCGCTCAAGACACCCGAGGAGATGGGCTGACGATAGCCGGGAGAACCTTTGGCAGCGTCCCATGCCGCCCGCTCGTCAAGTCGCAAACCCAGTTGCCGATTGTTGATGGCAGTAGCCACCAAGTTTCCGGCTTCGTCTACGTTTCCGCTGGCCGCGCCAAGGTTGTTGAGGTTTCGGATCAATGCAGCGTTGTTTTGGTTCTGAACCAACGCCAAACCAGTAAGCCCATCATCCGATGTGTTTGCACCGATCTTCGCCAAGTTTTGCTCTCTGGTGATCTGCACCGGGTCAAGCGAAACCATGCCTCTGGTTGGGGTGGTGCCAGTGGCACGGAAGTCGGCAAGACGACGGAGGGCGTCTGGCTTGACTTCTCCGCCGGTCGCCATCGCCTTCTTCATGTCTTGCAGCAGACTGTCGCGCACGTTCTTCGGAAGCTGCGAGTAATCGATGCCGGACTCTTTCAGCGCCAGCGTGAGCTTCCCTTCCAATTGCAGCGGAGTTGCCCGCATGGAGTTAACACGCTGCACGACCGCTTGAACGTTAGACGGGGCCGCGCCTCCAGCCAAAGTACCAAGAAGACCTCCAAGAACTTGCGAAGCCTCATTCCCCCCGGCCTCACGGGAAGCACCAGCGCCCAAACCGCCGCCAGCAGCGGCGGAAAGCTGAGATATGGGGTTGGTGGTTAGGATTTGGCCGATATTTTTTGCTGCGCCAGAGCTAGCCACCGCTTTACCCGAAGCGCCAGCAACTTGGGTGCCGGTAGCTGCAGCCCGGTTGGCGATGGCGTAGCCTCCAGCCATGGGGACGGCTGCCCCGAAGCCTAAGCGGGCAGCATCGCCTACGACTCGCTCGTTCGCACCTTGCGGCGTCGGCAGACCGATTCTGTCGGCGAAGTCGGAGGCAATCTGCCCCAATGGCTTACCCTGCCCGGACCCACCCACAACGCGAGACAGCGGATCAGTGACCAGCCTGCGGATTGGCTCGGTCACCAGTTGAACTGCCTGCGCCGGCCCCTCCAGCGCGTAACGTGCCGTCAGTCCAATCTGCCGAGGGATGCCGTTGATGATTTGGCCTGCGCTGACCGCAGCAGGCTTTTCAGGCTCGCTGGGGCCTTGGTTGCGAATGAAGTCGGCCAGCTTCTTGGCAGACTCTGTATCGCCAGCCGCATCAGCTTTTCGCAGTGCTTCATACAGGCGCTCTTTGTCCATAGTCAGTACCCGTTGTACTTGTTGACGATGTCAGCAATCTCTGACGGTAACCCTTGAAGGTCTGCGCCTTTGTTCACAACAGGGACGACGGCGGGAATTCGTGACTTCCCACGCCCAGCCACAGCCTCCATGTCTTTCTCGGCTTGCAGTCGCGCTTGGCGCTTCTGCTCAATGACCTCGGGACCTTCTCCAATCTGGGGGAAGAACGTCCTGTTGTTCAGTTCGACTTCCGCCGCAGTGGCGGCAGCTCCCGTCTTGGCACGTAGGAAAGCCTCAGACCATTGGTTCTGAGCCTGCGCGATTTGTTGGGCCGTATCAGAAGAAAAGAGTTGGCGAGTGACAATGTTCCCGGCTGCGGCGACACCAGTGGGCGATGCCTCCTTGCCATCATTGGTAAGTTTGTTGAGCAGATTGGTTGCCGAGCGCATCTGGCCGAGATAGAGCGTCCCCTTTCCCTCGCCTTCGGTGAGTTTGACTTCACCAGCAGAGGGGCCGCCTTGCAAGGGGACGAAATTCCCGCCAGGCGCTTTAGGCACGTAGCCACCAAGTTCAGCATTAAACGTGTAGCCATCCTTGTCGAACTTGAGACGCTCGCGGGCCAGATTCACATTCGCCCAAGAAACGGCGTTGGACGCCTTGGCATCCGGCGAGATGGTCTTGTCCCCGTAGGTGACAACTTGGCCGGTGACGGGATCAATCCCGCGAATCGAGCCGCCGAAGTCGCGCACCTCAGGCTTCACAAAGGGCGTCTGCGAGGTGTTCACCACGCGCCCATCCTCGGTCAGACCCACGATGGACACAGTGCCGTCAGCGTTTCGGACTTGCTGATAGTCCTTGACCTTGGTCTCCTTCGGGCCGGTCATTTTCAGATACTCCGAAACAGGGATCGCCCCAGAGCGCACCAGACCAAAGAGTTGCTGGCGCATCGGGTCAACCGGCTGAATCTTGGCGGCATTCGCGACGGTCGGGCCTCCGCCGCCAGCAAGAGCCGTCTGAGTCGCCAGGAGCTGCGGGTTCAGCGCTTCCAAAGATGCTGCCTGCAACTCACGGTCTTTCATCTGCTGCTGAGCCGACTTGATCTGCAAGTCCCGAAACTGCCGCGTGACTGCGCTGTCCTGCTCCTGCTGCTGCCGGTCGAGTGCATTGCCGTAGCCCTGCACACCAGCCAGAAGACCTCGGCCGATGGAGTTGACCGGAGCGCCACGGCGAGCGCTTGCCATGCCCCCCGCCACAGCAGACAGCAGGCCCTGACCCTCGGGGGTCTTGACGAAATCGAGCAGACCTTGAATCACAGCAGACCTCCGCGAAGTGCAGCGCGACGGGCAGCGCGCTTCTGTTCATCGGCCTGCATCTGGGCGGACTGGCCTTGCTGGATCGACTGCAACAGGCCAGAGAGGCCCTGCGGCCCACCCTGACCCACCGTGGGCGGGGGAGTCTGCACGGGGGGTTCTTGGCCCTGCCCTGCCACAGACAAGCCCGTGGACACCGCATTCATCACCGGAGCAGCGTCTTTGGAGAACTGCGCCGCCTGACCCAGCAGGCCAACCTGCGGAGTGGCGAAGGCGCTGGTATCGCCCATCAGGGCCGAGACACCCTGAACGGAGGTCGGGTCAATCGGAGCAGGGCCGAGAAGGCCGGCCATCTGGGGAGCGATGGCCCCACCAGCCGCACCCAACCCGGCACCCATCATGGCACCTTTGAGCGGGTCTTTTCTGTTGGCAAGCAGGCCGAGGCCGCCGCCGATGAGCATGGGCATTGCGAGGGGGAACATTGCTTCTCCTTACTTTCCGCCGCCCGATTGGGTCGTGGTCGAAGTGCCGCCGAGGTTGGTGCCGAACACACCCGCCATCGCCGAGAGCTTGCGATACGGGTCGTTTTGCTGGTCTTGGAACTGCTGGAACTGGAAGTCGCGGCCCTGCTGTTCCTGATCCTGGCGAATCTGGCCGGCGTTGAGCAGTTGGGAGGCGTCGGTATAGGCTTGATTGCCGAACTGCTGCGCCATGCCGATGGACTGCATCTGCCGTGCGCGGTCGCCTTCGTAGGCGTTGCCGTACATCTGAGAGGCCACATCACCCAGGTTGCGGGCGAACTGCTCTTGCAGGCCAGAGTTCCCGAAGGAGCCAGACGACACCGCTCCGGTGTTGAACTGCGACCGCACCGAGTCCTGCGCCCGACCCACCATGGCGTCCAAGTACGGATTGGTCTGCCCGCCTTGGATGTTGTTCTGCAACGCCTGCTCGGCCATGTTGATGGTCTGCGAGCCTTGCGTGGCGCGTTGCTGGATCGCGTCCAGTCCTGCCTGCTGGGTCTGGTTCAGGTCGGCGAATCGCTGCCCGCTGTAACCCTGCCATGGGGTGTTGTTCAGGTTGATGGCGCTCTGCGTGTAGGCAGAGGCCAAGGGCTTGAGTTCATCGGGGATGGATTGGACGGTCGTGGACTGCCCACCCCCACCGCCGCCGCCGCCACAGACCATCCGGCCTGCTTCGGTGCGGGTTACACAATCGCCCAGGGGTTCGCCCAAGGCATACAACTGACGCCGGGAAAAGCTCATACAGCCTCCACTTCGAGAATCTCGTACACAGGTTGGAAATCGCAGCGCATCCGGTACAGACGCGCCTGAGCAGGCTTGGCAGCGCATCGGATGCGAAGGCATCCCAGCGACTGGGCCAGTTCTTTCAGGGCCTCAAAGAAGCGCTCAAAGTGCGCCCCCGGTGCCACCATGTCAGTGACGAACAGGACGCGGAAATTCGGCAGTTGATCGACTCGAACTACGCCCCAGCCGACGATCTGCCCATCAACGTCCATGCGGATCAGCGTCCGCTCGCCTCGGGACAGAATCAGCTTCAACTGATCCCCGGTGATCTCACCCCCAGAGGTGTCGCAGGCTTGAGCCAAGCAAGACGCACCCTCCCGGAACCACGCTTGGTCGATGTGCGTGGCGGGAACTGGGATCAGTTGCATCAAGCCCCCGTGAGGAAGCGGCACTGCACGAACGTCCCGGGAGTCCCCCCGGACACGCACAGCCAGCCGAAGATGACATAGCGCGAACCCGCCGAACCCAGCTCAGAGGGTTCGCTGTTGCGAACAAAGTCGCCCCGGGCAAACGTCCCCGTGGTCGGCACAGACGGGACGGCGTTGTAGGCAGCAGCCAACCGCCCCTCGGCCATCAGGTTCACTTGCAAGGCGTGTTCGCGAAGCTCCCGCTGGAGGATCGGATCAGCCTGGATGCGCGGGGTGGTGTTGAGCTTCATCGCGTCCCAACCACCTTGCTCACCGCGTTCATATGCGTCACGCGCACCGGGCCGGTGAAGTCCACCTGAGCCTTGTGCCAGCGGGCGGATTTCAGAACGTCGAACTTGCCGTCGTTGATCGCACCGCTCGGGCCTGCGCTGTACGGGGTGCCGCTGTTCATGGTGCTGAACGTCTGCACCGTGGCCGATTCGGGGGCCTGGGCGTAGCGCAGGCGAATCTGTTGGAGCAGGCTCACCGCGTCATCGCTGCCTACCTCCCCCGTCGTCAGGCTGGAGGAAACCGACTCACCCGTGAGGGACTGGAGTTGGTTGGAGAGGTTGAAAACGGACAGAGAACGGCCACCAGACAGCCAATACTGCGAGTCGAAGCCCACATCAGGCAGGGTGTCGATGGTCGAGCCAAAAGCCGTCAGGCCGTCAATCGTGGCCGAGGGCGTGACGTAGGTCAAAGCGGCCGTGATGGTCTGATTCGCCCTTCCCCACTTCTTGGACTGCACGTGGTACACCAAGGCGGCGTCGAGTTCCTCGGAGTTGGCCGAGCAATAGAACACCCAGACCAGATTTCGCGGACGGTCGAAGGTCGCGATGGTCTTGTATTTGAACGCGGGGTTGGAGTTCGCCAGGAACCACTCGCGCAGCACCCCATCACCGATGGGCACAGGGCGGGTGCCGTCGAACAGCCAGAAGTTGTCATCCCCGACGAAGAAGTGCACCCCACCGAGGTCGCACAGGGCATTCTTGCCGACGCATCCAGCCTCACCGCCGGGGACTTGCACCCAATCCCACACCACCGGAGCGCCGACGTACTGCCCAAGGTAGATCGAGCGGTTCTTGTAGGCGACGGCGTACTCACCGAGCCTTGCACCAGCCCGCAGAGGGCCAGCAGTCGCCACCAGACGGCCAGAAGCGGCCTGCGTGGTCAGACTGGGCGTCCATGAGGTGTCATCGAAGGCCGCGCAGCAGTGCCAGCCGTCAACCTTCTCCGCTCCGTCGTTGGTGTTGAGCGCCATAACGAAGGCACCCACCGAAAAGATCACCTCAGCCCGTGGAGCGGTCGCCACATCGGCAAAAGCGCCCGTGGTGGAACGCTGGATCACGTTGGCGCGGTTCGCCATCAAGGTCGCATCGCCGAATTGCGTGATCGACCACTGCGATTCCGCGCCTCCGGTGTAGTCCCCGCCCACCGTGCGGGTGCGGTCGGTCCAAACACCCGCGACCAGCTCATAAATCTTGGTCTGTGTGCCCGCGATGATCCGCCGCGTGTCATCCAGGCGCGAAACCACCGCCGCACCTTGGCATTCAGCAGGCAGAACAGGCACACCAGCCGGCGTGACGGGCGAAGGGCCACCCTGCATCCCCACTTGGGCGGGAATGAGGTTCACGCAGTCCGACAGCAGGCCCGGGACGGTCTGCTCGGCGTCCGGGGCGAAGCCAATGATCGGCGTCATCGTGCGCGCACCACCAGCGGGCCATTGAACCGCTTGTCGTTGCCGTGGATTTCGTCCAAGGCTTTCTGGAACTTGGCTTCCCACACCGAAGGATCACCCCCGATGTACAGCGCAGCCTCCGACAGAGCGCCAAACAGGTAAACACTGGGAGCCGAGTTCGACAGCCAATTGGAACCAGCCGTGGCAAGCACCGGAATGCGCTGATACAGCACACCCTGCACACTGCCTGAGCCGTCAAAGCGCAGCACGTTGCCTGCCTTGTGGGCAAAGATCGCCGGAATGCCCTCGACACCGTTGGCGATCACGGTCTCCAGGGTCTGGGGTTTGAGGGGAGTTCCCTCGTATCCCGGCACCCAGAGGGTTTTGACGTCCAGAACGTCGCTTGCCAGCGTGATTTCGTTGTCCACGATGGGCGTGGCAGCGAGGTTGACCTCCATCGCCCGCACACGCAAATGGCGATTGATCCGTTCCTCGGCCAATTCCACGAAATCCGGGATCACTCCCGTCAGATCGGTGCGGTTCAACCACGCGGCGACCTTGGCAAGCAGCTCGGAATAAGTCATTTCAGGGCCTTGCTGAACGTGCAGAGCGCCGGGTTCTTCTTGAGGAACTCAGTCACTCGCTTTTTGTCCACGGTCCCGTCCTGGCGCATCATGGTTGCCAGTTCGGCCATCGGAATGAACCCGATGTGGCGCATCTCGCCCCAACGCTCTCCCTCCGTTTCGGCGCGCTTTTCAGCAGCGGCCTTCACGAACGGCTCGGCGTCGTAGGTTTTCTGGATCGCGACCTTGTTGGCGTCCTCGACGAAGTGCACCGTCGTCGTGATGCCGGTCTGCGCGTCGTGTTCTTTGAATGCGGGCATGAAAAAACCCGCCCAAGTTGCCCCGGGCGGGTCCGTTCAGTGGTGTGCCGTGCTTACGGCAGCAAATTGGCGACCTTGCCGTGAGCGCGTTCGGCGGTCACGATCAGGGTGGCTTCCACCGACACCAGTTCCTTGTCGGTGTGGCCGGTCTTCGCCAGCGGCTCGGACTTGTAACCGCCCAGATAGCCGATGCCGGCCATCTCGGGGTTCAGCACGAACGCGGTGTTGGCGTTGGCCGTGGCCTGCACGTAGTTCGGAACCACGGTCAGTTCGCCAAAGTCGGACATATACACGTCCGCACCGCCCACGATCACGCCCTGCTGGCCCTTCGGCACTTGGTAGCGGTTGACGGCGATGCCGGCGAAACCGCTGAACACACCCTTGTGCGAGGGGGTCAGGCTGATCAGGGTGGCGAACTCACCCGACTGGGTGTAGATGCTTTGCAGCACGGTCTTCAGCAGCGCCTCGGTGAAGGCGCGGTTGGTGCCGGCCGTCTGCGCGGCGGTCGCCAAGCCCGAGTTGTGGGCCGGGGTCGCACCAGCGCCACCGTGGGACACGTTCGTGAAGATCATGGCACCCAGACCGGCCGACTTGCGGGCGGTGGTCGAGTTGCCCTGAACTGCGACGTTGTCCGACAGGGTCATGGCTTCCACGTCGCGCTTGATTTCGACCATGGCCTTGCTGATCTGGTACTTCATTTCCGAAGACCGGCCAGCCGATTTCGTCTTCTCCTGAGTGGTGGAGACGATCACGGTCTTGTCGAAGAGCTGCACGGTGTTCGCCACACGCTGGGTCGGGGCCAGCGCCGAACCCGAACGGTCGTCGCCTTCGATCACGGCGTTGTCCTTGTTCGGGGTGGCGAGGGTGTCGCGCTGCCACTCGTGCAGGCGCTGGGTCACGGTGAAGCGACGGATCGAGGAAACCACGGGGGTCTTCTCGGGCGAGACCATGTAGATTTTGTCTTGCAAATCTTCGCGGTTGCCGACAGCGTCGTAGCTGTCAAAGGTTTCGGTCGGTTGCGGCATTTCTCAGTCCTTAGAGGAAGGCGGCCAAGTCCTCGGGGCGTCCGTGCTTGCGGAGTCGCTCCTCGGCGGCCTTGTTTGTGCGGGGTTTCGGCTGCGTGGCCTTGGGCGGGATCGCCTTGGGGGCCTCTGCAACCTTCTTGAGTGCCTGCGGCTTCTGGGCCTGCAAGGCTCGCCACTTCATCGCGTCGTGCAGAACGTGCACATAACGCGGATCAATGACGGATGAGAGTTCGGCGTCGGTGAGGCCGTATTCACGCGCCGTCACCTTGATCTTTTCTGCCACTTCAGGGGTGAAGCCGGGGAGACGCGTCCGCAGTTCCTTCTGAGCCTCGGCGAGCATTTGCTGACGCTGCTGGGCGGTCAGTTGCTCCTGCTGGGCTTGGGTCTGGGACAGTTCCGCGTACTTCTGCTGTGCCTGTCGTTGCAGTTGCTGGTAGGCCAGATTGAGCTTGGTCGCTTGCGCGGGGTCGCTGTCTGCCAGGCTCTGCCAGTCGATCTGCTCAAACTGGGAAAGCCGGTTCTGCACCTCGCGAAGTTCCACGGCCTTGTCGAAGGCCACGCTCATGAGCCGCTCACGCTGTTCAAGGAGTTGCGCTTTCTCCTCGACGGCCTTGCGCTGCTCGGCTACCGCTTGCGTCTTCTGCGTGTAGTCGGCTTGGCGAAGCAGAGCCTCTTTGAGTTCCTTGGGAACCTTGTAGGCCTTGCCCTCAAACTCGACCTCTTCGCTGTCGTCTGCCTCGTCGGCTTCGGTGTCTTCCTCGGCTTGGTCGCTGCTCGCGACTTCCTCGGGCTGATCCTCTTCCGTGGGCTGTTCGACAGACTCGGGGGTCTCGTTATCCAGCAGACTGGCGATATCCGCCAACGACACTCCAGTTTCTTGGTTGGTGTCCATTCACGCTCCAACAAAAAAGCCCGCAAAGCGCGGGCGTAAAAAAACCCGCACTGGGCGGGTTCGTCCTACCCCTTGCGGGGATCAGGTGCCGAAGAGCTTGCGGAGGGTGCCGCGCTCTTCAAACTGTTTCATCTGCTCCGTGGCGAGCTTGCCGGTCTCGATGTAGCCGGTCAGGATGCCCCGGAACTTCTGGGCGGTCTTGGCAAGCTGCCAGAGAGCTTCCTTCCCGTCCTTGTCCCGTGCGGGGCACTGCATCCACTGGTCGAACACTTCCTTCTCGATGGCGTCAAGCGCCTCTTTCATGATCGGGTTGTCCAGAAGCATCCGCGCTTCGGTTCCCCGGGTCTGCTGGTCGATCAGGTCCATGCTCATCCCATCAAAAGAAGAAGAATCTCGTCGTCCTCGGCATTGATCCGCGCCTGTTCGGCCAGGATCGCCTGACGCTGCTGCGCTGCTTGGATCAGAAGCGCCCGGTACACCGTGCCCCAGTCAAACCCGGGCATCTCTTGCACCAGGGGTTCGATCTGCTCCCGAACCTCTGCGCGGGCCACCTTGTTGGGCTGGGTGACGTTGCGGTCAGCCTGTTCGCGAGCGATGCGCTCAATCACGCGCACCACGCGCTTGACCTTGCGGTCTGCCTCCTCATCGTCCAGCGCCTTGGGCTTGCGCGTCCACCAGAGCTTTGACGGACGCCCCGTCATCACGAAGCCGCCGCCCGTGCTCGGGGGCGCGAGGTTCGGGCCGAGAATCTCAGCCGTGTCCGAACCCTGCTCCGAGGCGTTCAGGGTGCCAGTCACCGGGCCAGAGGCCACCGAACCCGACGCAGCGAAGGTATCGCTCCCGACCTCCGAGGTACTGAGGGAGCCTTGAACAATCACGCGACCAGAGAGCGCCGCCGTATCGCTGCCGGTCTCGGATGCGTTGAAGGTGCCCTGCACCAGCACTTGGCCGGCAAAGGCTGCGGTATCGCTTCCTACCTCAGAGGCGTTGAGCGTCCCGGTGACGCCTCCAGACGGCTCTTCTCCGCTTGAGCTGGGGGCGATGCCCTGCGCCCAGACGCCGGCAGCGGCAACACCGCTTCGGTTCGCCGGCTGGTTGAACAGCAGCAGCAGGGACACGCCTGCTGCTCCTTATGCGAAGAACACGTCGCCGACGACAGCGTTTGCCGCGACGGCCGTAGCGTCAGCGTCTGCCGCGCCGGTCACGATGGTTCGGCCAATCCCGGTGCCGAAGCCGATACCTTGGGGAATCGCGCACTCTGCTTTGCCGTTCGGAGGGATGCCCACCGTCATGACGACGCCAGTGCCAGCCGTCGGTGCCGTGGTCTGGTTGTGAAACTTGACGTACACCCACGCGGCGGTCGTGTTGCTCAAGCAGTAGCCCAGCACACGCCCTGCGCTCGCCTTGACCACTGAGGCGTTCGTGGATGCCGTGGCGACAATGTGATGGATGGTCGATGCGCCCGTCGCGTTCGCTCGCACTTGCAGGCCCACATCGCCGATGGCGTTCGTGCCAGCCGCCAGCGAGCCGGTGCCGATGTTGGCCGTGACCGTGCCAGAGACGGGTTGAGTGCCGCTGACCTGTGCGCCGGGGATCGGCTCGGTGGCGTAGGGCGCAGGCTGGAATCGCCAAACCTGAGTGCCAGAGGTGAAGGCGGTAGCGCGGACTCGGAAGAAGTTGGTTCCGTTGACCGACAGCTCCCAAGCATAGGCAGGGGCCGCCGAGAGGTTGCCGGTCGAGGTTTCGATGGTGTTGGCGTTCGACCGAATGGCCTGAACGCTGAACCAGTTGGTGCCATCAAGAGAACCCTCAAAGGCGCAGTTGATGGTGCTGAACGTTCCGGTGCAGTAGATCGTGATGTTGGACGTGCGTGACGTGTCCATCTGCACGGTCTGACCGTTGGCTGTGATGTTGCCCGTCACGAAGTCCTGAGATGCAGGCTCCGCCGAAACCTTGAGCCGTCCAGCCGCATTGGTTTGCAGCGGGGTGTAGTCGCCATCAACCCCAAGGGGGCCGGTCGCATCTTGGCGAACAGCCAGCGCCATGACGCCCGTCGCGCCGCTGGAATGAGCCGCATCTTCGGTTTGCAAGAGACCGGGGACAGCCACCGGAAACGGGTTGGCCGTCGTGACCAAGCCGCCATCCACGGTCGCTGCGCCGTTGCTGATCTTGATGACCTGGACTTGCTCGCCGCCAACCAGATCGGTCGAGACAACGGCACCAGTGCCGGGGAGGGTGATGCTGCTCATGCGCTACCTCAAGGAACGGGCACCGGCCGGGTGCCGCTGTCGTAGTACGGGCCACCCCAGCCAGGCGGAATGCGGCCAGCGGGGAAAACGGTGTGGTTCGTGCCCGATGCAACGCTCACGTCACCACCGGCACCGAGGTTCAAGCGGCAGTCGCGGCGGCCAAGGTTGCGGCCGCTCAAGTCAATCGTGAACCAGTTGCTCGTCTGCGCCCAGTTGCAGTATTCAAAGCCCGACAGCTCGCAGCCTTCGGGGCTTTCGGGCAAGTTGTTTTGCGGGCCGAAGCCAGCGTTTGCCGATGGGTTGGGGTCACCCGCTTGGCTCATCTGGCAATCGACAATGGCGACGCGCGTGGATGGAAGGCCGAGCACCCGTCCTGCGGCGTAGTTCACCACCGTGTCGTCTGCCTGCCATTCGTCGGGCGTGTTGCTGCCGTTGGTAGCTCCCCAGCCCTGAAACTTCCAGTAGCTCACGCTGCCCGCCACGGTGTTTCGCATCAGGCAATGCCGGAAGCTGCTGTAAGCGAACACCCCGCGAATGTTGTGCTGCGCGGTCGAGGTCTTGATGGACGCGACGTTCTTGAAGTGGAACCCACGACCCTCGCCGATCATGTTGTAACCCGCTGCGGGAGACTCATCCAGCGTCCCGGTGTCCTGCAACATCAAGCCACGGATCATCCGAACGTTGGACGCCTGCAAGGCCGTGCGGCTCTGCGCGAAGATCTCATTCGCGGAGAACAGCATGGGCGGCAAGTTGATCTGTCGAACTCGCCCACCCACGAAGGCGCAATAGTCAAACCCAACGTTGCCGCAAGTGATCTGTGCCACGTCGCAGTTCAAAAACCGGATGCCGCCCGTGCGGGTGATCGTGGTGTTCGGCTCGTTGCGGCCGTCCAAGGTCACGGTGCCGAAAACAGGATCCGCGCCGCTGCCCGTTTTGCGGATGATGATGTTGCGCCGGCCGTTGAGCTGGCCGCTGATCGCCGGCCACGTCCCGCCTGCGGGAGCGTTGTACACCGTGTTATCGGCGAACGTCGGCAGGACACCCGAGGTCATGTCCACACCAGCACCCGGAGCGGACACAACCACGTTGACGCGGATAAACGCCTGGTTGCCCGCAGAGTCGCGGCAGGTCAGCCGGGCCTGGTGGGTGCCCGCCGTGGTGTAGGTGTGCCCGAAAACCGGAATCCCTCGGTCCGTATCACGCGGACGGCCAGACAGCGACCAGTTGCCGCCCAAGCTCTCGCCGTAGTTCATCAGAAACCCGAGGTTCCAGAACGCCTCCTCGGGCGTGTTGCTGTCCGACTGGCCCGACACCGAATCGCCGCCATAGAACTCGACAAAGAACGGCGCTGTGCCGCTGATCGTGGTCACGTTGTCCACCACAGTCGTCCACTGCCGATTGCCGCTCGAGTCCATGTAGCCCACCGTCATGGCCGGCGTGACCGACCCGGGCGGCGGGGGTGGCGGAGGGGGCGGGGGAGCAGCGCCCAAGTTCACCGCCTGCACGGTTTTCAGCAGCAGACCAATCTCGCCGAGCCGGACGAATGACATTTACGGCCCCGGACGGAACACCGCGAACGCACGGTCGCCAGTGCGCCCCGCAGCGAGGTTGATCGTGGCCGTGTTGCTGCCCGCCGTCGGGAAGATGCCGCGAGCCGTGTGGCCGAAGCCGGTGTAGATGTCCGCCGAGGTCACCGGAGCAACACCCGTGGTGGTCGTGCTGTTCGTGTAGGTCGCTGCACCTAGGAACAGCGTGTTCGCCACCGTGGAGGTGAATGACGAGCTGTAGGCCGTCGTGGTCGATTGCGCGGCACCACCGGATGCATCGAGCGCGATGGACGACCCAGCGCCCGACACCTCGACCACCAGCAGCGCAGCCTCGACATCGCCGGACCAGGTGGCCGTGACCGAGGTGGGGGCGTTGGTGATGTTGGCTCGCGAGTAGAACCGGAAGGACGCGCCCGTGTTCACGCCCGTGAACGAACTCAGGACGCTGCTCCAGGTGCCGCCCGCGCTGTCCGTGATGGTCGGAGCGCCGCCACTGGTCGAGCTGATCACACAGATCACCAGCGCGTTGCCAGACCCAACAGCCGTGATGCTGCGGGTGACCGACGTGCCGAACGGCTGCTCGGCAGGTGCCGGTGCCTGCACAATAGCCAGTGTGCCGCCCGCCGAGGTAGGGGTGCGCGTCTTGGTGTCGCTCCAGGCGCCGTTGCCAACTGCGTTGACAGCGCGAATCTGCACGTCGTAGGACACACCACCCGTCAGACCAGTGATCGTGCGGACGCCTGTCCCAGTGCCGGACAAAGCCACTGCGCTGCCACCGTTGAGGCGGTACTCCAGAGCCGTGATCGCGCTTCCCCCGTTGTCTGGCAGGGCCGTGATGTTCAGTTCGATAGAGCCGACGCCGGCCGTGGCCGTCCACTGGCCTGCGGTGAACGCAGCCGGTGCGGATGCAGCCAACACGAAGGTCTTGAGCGCCGACAGGGGAGCCTTGTATCCAACACCACCCCGAAAGATCACCGTTTCATCACTGGCGAGCAGGGGCAGGGAAACGTCGGTCAGCGTGGTGGCATCAGCCACATCGAGCTTTTCTGCCTCAAGCTGCTCGCAGGCGGTCTTGAGGTTGTTCCAGTTCGCGTCCACCTCGGCGGCCGACAGTTCCCCGCCGACAGGGGCCGACGCTGCGGGGGTCTTGCTCGCCCGCAGAACAAGGGTGATCGGGTCCATCAGGCGGCGTGGGTGATGACGGCCGAGTTGATCGTGACCGTCTGGCCTGCGGTGATGGAGGTGCTGTCCAAGACCACATCAGTGCCAGAGGTGCCCACGGTGAGGCCAGTGATGATGTCCGTGCCACCCGTTGCCGTGCGAATGCGCGCAGCCGCAGGGGTGCCAGTTGCATCACCCGAGGTGTCAGAACGCGGGAAGCCGGAGAGCGTGAGCACACCAGCGCCAGCCACCGTGCCAATCGGGTTGCCTAGGGCAATCGTCGCCAGCACGGTCGCCATGCCGGTCGTGCCAATCTCAAGCACAGCCGTGGTGCCGGCTTGGGTGACCACCGCGTTCATGCGGGCCACTTTCACGGCGTTGGGATAGACAACAGGCATGGAGCCTCCTTACTGGATGCCGACCACACGGCCATCAGGACCGCGCTCGACGGGCCGAATCTGGCCGTTGATCTGAACTGCCACGGTCTGGCCGGTGGCTTCGTCTTTGATGAGGCTGCGCGGCGCTGCCATGGCTTGAGCGAGCTGGTTCACACCCTCGGCCACCTGAGCCATAAGCACTTCGGTGGGGGTCGGAAGCTCCACCAGATCGCCTTCGTCGTTCATGTCCACCTGACGACCAGAGTTCAGGGACTTGCTGACGTATGCGTTTTGCAGATTGCTGCGAATCTCCAGCGCCTTCATCTCCTTCTGGTGCTGGCGGTCGCGCTCGGCCTGCGCTGCCTTGAAGGCGAGTTCCTTGTCGAACTTCTCGCGCTCCAACTGCATCTCGGCCACGGTCTTTTGCTGCCCGTCTTGGAGCTTCTTCTCCTCCAGCACCACCTTAGGGTCCGGCTGAGGCGGGGGCGACGGAGGCGCGGTGTCCGGGTCCACCCAGAACTCCTGCGGGTTCTTGAACCCTGCGTTCTCAGCCAGACGGGCCTGCACGTTGTAGATTTGCTTGGGACTGATCAGCTTCCCAGCCATCGGCGACTGAGCGACCACCGCCTGAGCCTGGGCGATCTGCATGAGGAACTGGGACTGCTGCTGCACATCACCCGTGCCAATGCCGACGTTGATGGTCATGTCGTACTGATCCCGCCATGCCTGCGGGTCGTACTGCACAAACTTCCCGTTCAGGCGGTAGGACAGCTTGTCCATGCCGTGATCGGTGAGTGTCTTGAAGATGCCCCGGAACATCGGAGCCATCAGGCATTCCGCCACCAGCCGCGCCATCATCTTCATGCGCTTCTGGCTGGCGTTCATGATCATCTGAACGCCCGTGGCCGTCTTGTTCAGGCTGTTGGAGTCCAACCCCTGCGAGTAGCGCGTGTAACCGGTGCGGTTCTCCTTGGAAACCTGCAACTGCTCAAGCATCGGCATGGCTTCGATGCCCTGCCAGCGCTCCTGGTACGGACGCACAGCACCCGCCACGCGCTCGCGAATCACGCCCCCCGGACGACGGTTCAGCAGATCGTCGATGTTCGCCAGAGGATTGCCCTGCGCGTCGGTCTGAACCACCGTCTCCTGGTTGTTCGCCAGATACAGGTTGTCCAACTGCTGCCGCCACAGGGTCGTGTGGATGCGCTGGAAGTCTTCCACCAGATCAGCCACCGACAGGCCGTTGAACTGGTGCGTCAGCACGTAGGGCGACCACGCCGCGATGGGAACGTGGCTGCACTCCTTGTTCTCCAGAATCAACTGGCCCAGACGCACGATGCGGCGGCGCTCGGCGATCCCGTCGCCGTCGAAGTCCACCAGCACGTATTCGTCGCGCAGGTAGCCACGAACCATCGACTCATCGAGCTCGTTGTCGTCTTGCCACCAACCCCAGCGACCACCACGCCGCTGCTCGCGATAGTCGTGATCCTCGGTGTTCTCTTCGTTCTGCGCGGCCTTGAGCTGATCGACCGTAACGTCGTAGCCCATCTCCCGCACTTCGGTGAGCGTCTTCTCGGTCACGTGCGCCACATACGGGCAATCGTGCAGAAGCATCGAATCATGGCGACGCGAGACGTGAAGCTCATCCGGGGGGATGGCGCACACCTTCACGCAGCCCTTTTCCTCGACCGTCTTGATCTTGACCGTGTACCGCTTGGGCAGCTCCACACCCATCATCTGGGCCTGCTGCATCTCCTCTTGGGAGGGTTCGGTCTCGGTCTTCTCCAGCACCTCGGCAGTCGGGTTCGTGGTCAGGAACACCGCGAGCTGCATCTCATCCACATCGCGGTAGGTCGTGAACGTGGGCGTCTTCTTCTTTTCGTAGTACCACTTCACCGAACCCGTCTTCATCAGCAGCCCGTCCTTGAGCGCCGTGTAGAGGATCAGGAAACCGTTGTTCTGCTTGTAGAAGACGTAGTTGCAGGCGTTGGTGACCTGCTCGGCGCTCTCTTCATCCTCCGGGCCGACAGGCTCAAAGATCACCGCCTTGTCCGACGAAGTGAACACCTCGATGAGATCGGGAAGCATCCCCTCCACCGCGTCGAACACATCGGAGGCGACAACAGCCGAGCGGCCTTCTTCCTCGTTGCCATACGGCTCGCGCATATACGCACGAAACGCCTTGATCCGATCAGACGCAATTTCCCCTTCGTTGAAGTGGAAAGCCTGCTGGGCTTCTTCATCGAGAAAGCCCAGAAGTTCTGATTCGGTCATTCGGCTCATGCGATGGTCCTGTGTCGATACTGGATCGGCTCCGGCTTTCGGTTGCTGGGTAGTTCGTAGGCAATGCACATCAGCCCGAATGCGTCGGCGCTGTGGCTGGCCCAGTCATGCTCTGGACCAAGATCGATTCCTCGGGTCTCGTCGCGCTTGCTGTGATACCAACCGAGGGCATCCAATCCAGCCTCGGTCGTTGCGTGGTTGAACCACATCGCAGGGAACAACCGCCGCCCTGCTTCCACTCGGAGCATTGCGGCACCCTTGCCCTGGTTCGGCACAACAGTCACCACGTACCCAGCCGCCTCAAAGGCCGACCGATACGACACGTCGTGCACCTTGTCTTGCGTGTCGCCGTCGTGCGGCAGCCAGATTTGCGCCTTGTCTGGCGTGTAGCCCTGAGACCGCAGCCAGTTCAGATGCGCCTCAATAGGCTGGCCCTGCTGCTCGTAGTGGTTGACCACCCGAATCTCACGACCGATGAACTGAGCCGCCCAGAAAACGAAGTTGTCAGCCTTCGCTCCCGTTCCGCCAATGTCCGCAAACAGGCGGATGGTCATCAGCGGATCAGCAGCCACCCGGCCGATGCGGTTCTCGACCTTGGCTTGGTTGAGCGCCTGAGCGAAGTAAGCGCCCGTGATCGCTGTGGCGTAGTCGCCCTCCCAGATGTGGGCGTACTGCTCGGGGCGCTCCTTCTGATCCCGCTGGCGCTCGCGCTCCAACTTCTCAGGGAACTTGGGGTTGTCCCGCCAGTTCAGCGGAACCACCTTGATCATCTCGTCGGTGCTGAAACGAAAACGCCCCTCGACGGGGGCGTTCTTGCGTTTCGGGTTCCATGTCACCCAGAGTTCGGCGTTCCAGCCTGTTCCCTCCTCTCGCAAGGTAGGAATCAGGGTCACCCAAGCCTCATCAGGCACCGGCTCTGCCTCGTCCACCCAGCACAGCAAAAGCCGGCCCTTGGACTTGATCGAGGCAATGTTTCGATCCAAGCCAGCAAACGAGAAGCTGATCCTCCCGTCCCGGCTCTTGATGTATTTGTCCCCACAGTCGTAGTACGACGACAGGAACGGCTCTTCCTCAATCGCCCGCTTGACCTCTTCCAGCGAGGAGTCCTCAAGGCTGTTCATGAACTGGCGAGCGCACAGAATGATTCCCGACTCACCCGCCATGCCGTGGATGTACCCACGCACAGCAGCCATCTTGGCGAAGCTGCGGGTCTTTCCTGAACCACGCCCTCCGAAGGCTCCCCTGACGTCTGCTCTCCCGGCAAAGACCGGGATCAGCTTAGGAGGGAGCGCGATCTGTGCTGTCTGAGCCAAGCGCGACAAGCTCAATGCGAGCAACGTGCTGCACAGGGCCACCACCAGAGCCGGTCAGCTCCACGCCCTTGTTCTCTCGCCAGTCATCCGGGAAGCGGGCGGCCATGCTGCGCGACCACACCGAGGCATTGAAGCCTGGGCCGGTCATGCCGTTCTGGCCCGCGTCCTCCCACCACTGCTGCGAATACTGCTTCGCTTGCGTAATGGCGTCGGAAAACTCAGGGTGAACCCTCATCCACTCGTAGAGCGAATCCTTGTGCACACCGAGTTCGGCGGCCATCCAAGTGATGGACTTGCCCTGCTTGCCGTACTCAACGACAAGGCCACAAAACTCTGGCCGGTAGTTGCTTGGTCGTCCGGTCATCTTGCGAATCCTCCGAGGGTTTGCTCGCATCAGGCTGCGGGTGTACGCGGTCATACACAGCAAGCCATTTTCGAAATTTGCTCCTGCAGGCGTAAATCATTGAGCGGCCGACATTCCAGTATTGGCATTGCCACTCAACAGTTTTTCCTTCATCGGCTTGAGCCAGCAGGAGACGCATGTTGCCAATGGTCCACTGGTTGCAGTCAGCCTTGCTCTTCATCATCAAGAATCTTGATTAGTTGATCGACAGTGATCGTCCTGATCTCGCACCCTTGCGTGATGAACCTTTTTGCGAACTCACCGAACTCAACATGGGAAGCCAGACATACGGCGACCAAGCGGTCAGATGGATCAAATGCCCCTTCAACGGGAACTTGCCCCGGATGTTCTATGTTCACGGCGCGAGTTCCGAAGATTGTTCGCGTTAGCGGCTGCTAACTTCGTGGGTTGTGGCGTAGTGCCAGAGGGGTGGCGTCCACATCTGTCTGCTGCATTGACTTGCCAGTAACTTTGTGGGCGCAGCGGAAATGAAGCCGTCCGTCGATCACCTCTTCCAGAATCTCAAACTGATCGTTGATCTTCTTGAGGCGCTCTGCCTCTGCCCGGTCTAAATCGGCTCGCGTAAGAGGCTGCATCAGGAGTCCAGATGGAGGGAGCACCATTCCGGCTTACCCCGAGGGGCTGGTGCTGTGCGGTTCGCGCTCTGCTCTCACGAGGCTCTGAGGCGAGGGCCGGGGAATCGAGGTCATTTGCCCCTGACCTCACCGCTGAGAGCTGGCGGCCATGAAGGGGTGCGGGGTTGCAGGGCGCGTATCCCTTGCGGCTAGCTACGTGGCGTGGGCGGTGGATGCGGCCCTGCAATGGGGTTGGCGCACTGACTCTCACAGTGTCTAGCGGGCTCAGCGCCCTTTCTTTTCAGCCGGTCGCAGCCGGCAGGCCAATGCAAAAAAGCCACCGCAGTGGGTGGCTTCGTTTAGAGACACTTCTCCCCTGACGTTCGTTCCCCAGCCTTCGGAAGGGGCACAGTTCAGCAGAGAGGCGAGGCGCGAGGAATCCAGCGATTCCTGCGACCCTCTGCCGCAATTTTAATCCCGACGTTGGGTGAAGCGCAAGTGCCCTGCGATCTGCTTTCTGGCCTGCTCGACGCATTCGTCCAACCAGTTCGCCAGGCGCTTTCCTTCCTGCCCGTGCGGGAGGGTGCGGGTTCCCGTTCCTCCGCAGGTTCGGCAGGCTTTGGCGGACTGGCGGTTTGTGCCTTGAATCACCTCATATCGGGTGCCGTGGCAGTCGGGGCAGGTGGAGTCCAACCACCACAGCAGGACAGCGGGAGCTTTGGACTCTGCGCGATCCCAGTGCCATTTCCGGGTGCAGTGGTCGATCACCAGATGGCGGACGTTGGGGAGGCTTTTGAGCTTGCCCAGCAGCATCCCCTGTTCGTGCAGCAGCCATTCCCGGGCTTGGTCTTTGGCGACCTCGCGAGACAGGCGGGGTTTCTCAGCGCTGTCCCATTCGCTGTGCAGGCGAAGGAGGGCCGCACCGATCCGGCTTCTGCTCCACCCGGCCGCGATCAGAACGTCGGCATCCCCGCTCTGGATTTCCTTGACCGTGAGGTTGCGGGAGTTGCTGGCGCGGGTGTAGCGCTCATCGACTGTCGGCTTGGTCGTGTCCATCACATCGACCTCCCGATTTCAGCAGCAGCGCGGACAATGGCGCGGCGGGTGGCAGTCAGGTAGTCGGCATGGTGGTGCGGCCACTCTTTCCAGTACCACGGGCCTGTTCCATCCACCGTCGGAGCAGGCCCTTTGCCGCTGGGCCATCCGGCTTTGACGCTGTGAGCCTCGTCGGTCATCAAGCACATCCGCAGCTTCACCGCCAGCCGCAGCGCGTCGCCGTCGTCGGTGAGGGGGTTCCAAATGCGATAGCACTCTGTGCCGTCCGAAGATGTTCTCTCAAGAATCTGTGGGCCAGCCTCGCTGTCAATGATCGCCATACCAGCGGCTGCCGCCGCCTTCGCAGCCAACTCCAAAAGTTCACGATCAGTCATCGCTCGCCCCTTTCATGCGTTGATTCCACTCCTTCACCCGCTTGTGACCGGCTTTCCAGTCATCCCCGGTGATGGATCGCAGAGCGGCCTTGTAGCCCTCTGTGGGTGTGCCGTCTTGGGCTGACACCCAGTAGTCCAGACTCCCGCCAGCATCCGAAGGGAGCAGTCGGTGCACCCGGCATCGAACAGACCCGTGTTCGGGTTCTGCTCGGCGGCTTGGCAGGATTCGCAGGTCACACTACCTCCGCAACATCCACCACCCGATACCCACTCTTCACCCTGGCCGTCGTCAGCCGGATGGCGGCTTCGTACTGGCTTCGTGGAATGCTGGCCCGCTGGAGGTCGTGGAACTCGATCACATCCCGGATCGCCTGAATGCCCGGGCCGGTCAGTCCCATCTTCTGGGTCTTGGTGAACCGGCGAGCGGCGTCGATCAGGGCGTCCTGTGCCTGTCCGCAAGCCTCCAGAGCCTCCGGCCCCACGCCCTGATGGGCCAGCGTCTCGCAGAGATTCACCACCGCGCAGAGGTCTTGCCACTGCTGCAGGGAGGCCCTGCCGTGGGTGAAGTCGTCCAAGGAACCGAGTTCCCGGGCGAGCAGCTTGTCCAGTTCGGCGCGAGGCGTGATCGCAGCCCCTGCCATGGCGTGAGCAATCGGATTGACCAGCGACCACACGCGGCGGTTGGTGCGCTTTCTCATCGCTCCGTCCCATTCAGTCGGTCGGCCACAAGTTGTGCGTACCCGGCTATATCCACCCAACTGTCTGCGTAGTCCGGGTCACCATTTAGCACCCGCGCAATCTTGTGGCAGATCATCTCCAGCGCCTCGCGCTGGTCAGGGGCCATGCGCTGATAGTCGTTCTTTCGCAGCACAGCCTTGAAGTCCTGCGAAATCGCCGCGTGGTCTTTGAACTTCCCGTAGCGAGTGCCACGTTCAGTCAGGATTTGGTCGATCTGGTTCATCGCATCAGCCCTGAAAACGGATTGCCAATTTCCCTGCGAAACAAGCCCCGCCGGATCATGTAGCCATACGCCTCGGTGATGCCGTGCTTCTTCGCCAGCGTCGGAATCGAGTCATCCGAGGCGATGATTTCCCTCACCGCCTCTTGACTGAGCTTTGACTTCTTGCGCTTGGTGGCGGCAATCTTGGCCTTGATGCGGGCCGTGCTGAACTTCCCTTCCGCGCCCGTTCGCTGCACCAGCGCCTTGCGGCTGATCAGGGTCAGATGATCCGGGTTGCAGCACAGCGGGTCGCCGCAGGACTTCCGGTGCGTCACCACCATCGAGCTGGGGATTTCCTTGCCGTTATGCAACTGCCAGACCGCCCGACGCGGATACACCGTCTTGCCGGCGATCTTCATGACTGGAACCTTGCCGCGCAGGAGCGTCTTCTGCCAGACCCAGCATTCACCTATCTCTTCACATCGCGCTTTGATGTCATCCAGGGTCATGATTCCTTCCTCAGTTCTTTGAGCTTGGCGCGGTACTGTTCGCGAATCGCGATCAATTCCTCGCGCGTCCATTTCTTGGGGGTGTTGTCCGACTCCAGCGACTCAACACGCTCCACACCAATGCGAGCAATCAGGCCGATGCGGTAGTCCACCGCCCTGCCCGCTCCGTAGCGGTTGCACTGCTTGTTCTGCCCGTGGGCGTTGTCTTCGTGGAATCGAAGGTGGGAGGCCGATCCGGTCGAGCGGTAGTGCCCGCAGTCAAACCCAGCCCCACCCACCCCGCCCGAGTCCGCCAAGGGCTTGCCGCAGCAGATGCAGGGCTTGTCCTTGTCTCGCTCCCGGATGAAGGCGTTGAAGGCGACCTGAGCCTCTTTGACGAGCTGGGGGATGGTTTTGAGCGCAGCCAGTCGGCGCTTGACCTCACTGCGCTCCAGTGACTTGCGCTCCCGGGCGAACTTCATCGCGCACTTCGGGGAGCACACCGACTGCAACGGCCGCAGGGGCGTGAAGATGGTTCCGCAGACCTTGCAGGTTTTCATGCGGTCTCCTGCGCTTTGAAGCGGACGCCCTTCTCTGCCCCGAAAGCCTCCATCAGCTCTTGGAGTTCGGCCATCTCACGGCGGGACATGGACGACGTAGACAGACCCAGCGCGACAAACCCAGTGCCGTCGAGATTGGGAACAACGTCGAGCTTTCGCAGGCTGGCGGTGAATACGTGCTTCCAGTCCTCCGGCGTGAGCTTGCGCCCGTACCAATCAACCTGCTCGCTGATGTCGGCCAGCATGGCCCACAGGCGTTTGTTCTGCTCCAGGCTGCGGGTTTCCGGCTTCACCTCGACCACCATGCGGTGACCGGCGAACAGCATCGCCTTGAGCAAAGGCCATGCGGTGGCGGTGAGAGCCTTGTGGGCCTGCACCGGCTCGTACATCCGAAGGGTCAGGCGGTCGTTCACTTCTTGACCCTCCCGCGCAAGTGGTACAGGTGCTGGGCAGCGCTGAGGTTGATGTAGCGCGTGATGCGCTTCATCGCTTCTTCCACCATCTGGTCGAGGTTCATGCGACCTCCACAGGCTCACCCAAGATCGCCAGCGCTTGGGCGATCAGGATGGGGTGGTGCTTGATGCCGGCCCGCACTTCATCGAGCAGGCGGTGGGCGGCTTGCTTCTCGGGGTCTTGGGTTCGCAGGGTGGTCATGCTGCCTCCTTCATGGGGTTGAGAGATTCACGGGCAAAGCGTCCCGAAGGCTTCACAGGCTTGGGAATGCGTGGGCTAGGGGCGCTCTTCCGCTGGCCGATGCGGTACAGCAACTCAAGCAGCATCCGGTCGCAGTACGGTCCGGCCGATTCGGCGGGGTGGGGCTGGCAGCGTCGATCCGATTGCTCCCAGAAGCGCATCGCAAACTCACGCCAAGCCTTGCCGTTGCGCTCCAAGTTGCGAACCTCGGCGACCAGCCCAAGCAGCCAGTCGTGGGACTCCAAACCTCGCGTGATTGACGGCCACTGATCGGATTGCGCGAAGGCGTGTGCAAAGCAGGCCCACCCAGACCCACCCAGGTTTACCGACGACCGGCATTTGCAGCCGTAGGCGGCACAGCGCGTCGGGTCTTTCTCAGGCGGCGCTTCGCGCTGCTCGGCAATTCGGCGGAAAGCGGTTGTGCTCATATCGCGGTCCTCATCCAATCCGGTTGCCGATAGGGCTTGCGGTCGTTTCGCTCGTTGTCGTAGTGGCCTTCGCAGACCTTGAGGAAGTTGGTTGACGACTCTGTGAGCCAGTCAAACGTCGCGTGCCAATCCTTCGCCCTGCCGGACAGAAAGTCGCTGTCGTTGACCTTGCGGAAGATGGCTCGGAAGATCTCCACCCCGTCATCAGCCGAGGCAAACTTGGAGTCGGCATCAACCTCGCGCCAACGCGAGGTCAGATGCTGGCGCCTGCGGTCGTTGAGCTTGATCACCCGAGGTAGGGTTGGGCACTCAGCGTGAAACGCCTCCAGCAGCCGCTCCGCAGGGCAAGGAATGCGCCTTTCGGTCAACTTGACGACTCGGGTGGGCGGGTCGGCATCGATGCCGTCAGGCAGCGATCCGACGAGAACCGAAGGTTCTTGTATTTCTTCTTCTCTTCTCTTCTCTTCTCTTATCGGTTTCGTCTGGGCTGCCGGTGGGTTCTCGTTGGGTTTTCCTTGGGTTTCCGATTGGTAACCCGTGGGTTTCCCTTGGGTTTCTTCTGGGTTTCTCGCCTTGCGCGGCCTGCCACCACCTTTACCGTTCTCCCAAGCCGCAATCAACGAGGCGTTCTTCTCAGCCCACCCACACACAACGATGTTTTCACCATCCCTTCGAATGAACCCAGCCTCAGTCAAGGCGCGCTCAAAAGCATCGGCATCGCCTTGGAATTTGCATTGAGCCTTCAAGCCGCGAGTGGGCATAACGAAGGTGTCGGATTTGCGCTCTTGGCAGTGAGCCCAAAGACGCAAGATGCACAGTGGGGCTGTTGGGTCGCCCAAAGCATCAACCACCATGCCGGTGCGCCAGTGGTCAAGAAAGTCAGGATCGACGATCACTTCTTCTCCCCACTCGGCGCCGCCTTGGAATACACACCAAAGCTGCGCGGCTTGAGTTGCTCTTGGGCGCGCTTGGACAGGCCCTGGATGGGCTGGGCAGAGCGCCAGTTACCTTTGGGGGTGGGCTTGGTCATGCGGCCACCTTCGAAGCTTGGATTTCTTCCAGCACCGTCAGACGGGCGCGGGAAGCCAGCCATTGAGAGATGAGGGTGTTGCCGCACACGGCCTCAAACGCGGCGATGGACTCGGCCGGCAGGCTGCGGCGGCTGGGCTTGTCGTCCGGGTTGAGGTAGTCCGACACGTGCGGGGCGTACAAGCTGGCCTCAGCGGACAACATTGCGCGGGAAAGGGACTTCACCCGACGGAGTTGCCAGCACAGGCGCACGGCCTCGCGGTAGTTCTGCGGGATGGCGACAACGTTCGCCGGAGCCACGGCGGGGCCGTCCAGGCGCCCCATCAACTGCGGAAGCGGAAGCTGCATGGCTCCCCCCATAGAAGAAAACGACTGGATTACCGGTTGGCTTACCGGTTGAACGGGGCGCAAAATTTTTTCGGCCATGACGCCCTGCCGATCAGTTCGACTCGACCCTGACCTTCGGAGCACCCTTCTGGCCGACCAGCTCGGGCCAGATGCGGTGCCAGTCGGTCGGGCGCAGATCCCAGCGCATGACTTGGCCGTCAGTAGCCGCCTCGATCTCCGAGACCAACTCAACCGGAACCGGGCGCAGGCCCTGCTTCCACTGCCAAACCTGGGCGGCACTCTTGTTCAAGGCGGCGGCCAGTCGCGCTTGGTTGCCGTCGATGGACAGGTATTCATGTAGCTTCATGAAGCGAAGGATATAGCATGGCTACATATCTTGCAATAGCCCAGCTACACCGGCCGTCGGAATATCATTGCTACATGGACGACGTACAAAAGCTGCAAGCCCTGATCGACGAGAAGTTCGACGGGAACCAAGCGGCTTTTGCGCGGGCTGTGGGTCGTCAGCCGGCCCAGATCAGCCAGTACCTCAAGGGTCGAAGAACCATCGGCACCGCGTTCAAGGTGACCGTGGAGAGGCAGCTAGGTATTCCAGGCTACTTCCTGGACCGGAAGCAAATGCTGCCGCCGCCAGAGAACCTGCCGGATGACCCGAACGACATGCTGGACGACATGCGCTTGAGCATCATCGACCAGCTTGAGTCCGAGCAGCGCCAGTTTGAGGAGCAGACGACTCGCATCCCCGAGTACGGAACTGGCGGAAGGATGGGGCCGACCGGGGTTCTGCTGCGTGACCAGCCGGGCGAGATCCGCGGCTGGGACGTAACCCGGGAGTGGCTGCGGAAGAATGTGCCCAACTGCACCTCTCCGGCTAACCTGGCCATCGTCACCGGGTTCGGCGACTCCATGCGGCCACTCTACAACCCCGGAGACCCTTTGCTGGTCGACATCGGCGTGACCAAAGTGGCCTTCGATGCCATCTACTTCTTCCGAGTCGGGGAAGAGGGATTCATCAAGCGGCTGCAGCGCATCCCGGGCAACGGTCTGCTGGCCATCAGCGAGAACAGCAGTTACCGGGACTGGACGATCACACCGGAGATGGACTTCGAGGTGTTCGGTCGAGTGATCAAGGTCTGGAAGGGTGACGACTTCTGAGTCGTGCCCTGCTCTCGGTTCTGTTACCTAAAACTTCAGGGAGAAGTGAATGAAGCTGACCGCAGTCCTAGCCGCGTGTGCGGTCCACAATCTGATGGCGGAGTGAGCATGGGCAAGGAGGAAATGTCCCGGCCACCTCTCAACGGGCTGCTGTCAGTTGGAGTTGAGCCGATCCAGCGAACTTGTCGATACGGCCACGGCGGCCTGTGGCGGGACATGCGCAGCTGGTCTTTGACGAACTTCTTGTCCGAAGGAACGGAGGACCCGTTGGGCTTCAAGGCCGGCGACCTGCGGTTCATCTGCCACGTGTGGGTGTGCAGAACATGCGGGTATCTTGAGCTCAGTGACTCAAGGGGTGAGTGATGGCCGTGCACAACATCTTGACCGGGCAAGTGATCCAGACCGAGTTCATCGAGGAACCGCAGGAGGTGCAAACCGGTGGCGGCGGGGGTACCATTGGCGGCATGGAATCCCGTGTTGCCAAGCTCGAAGCGTCGATGGACTACGTCCAGCGCGACATCAGCGACCTGAAGTCTGACGTCCGCGAAATCCGCAAGGAGATCGCCGGAATCCGCACGACCGACTTTCGCCTGATCTTCGGTGCGATCATTGCCGTGGCCATCGGCCTGGCCAGCATCATGGCCAAGGGTTTCGGCTGGCTCTGACCCAGTCACCACCGCCCCCACCAAGCCCGCCGAGCGCGGGCTTTTTAGCGTCCAAGCCATGTAGCAATGCTCCGACGAACGGCTACTAAACGTGTAGCCTTGCTATTGACGTAGGATATAGCCCTGCTACATTTACTCCATCGCGTCACCCCGGCGCTTTTGGAGACGACATGAGCAGCATCTGTGTCACCGAGTCAGTGCAGTCCCGGCGAATGCTGGACGCGCTTGACCTTCGTTCCGCACAACTGGAGAAGGCAGAAGCCGACCTGGCGTTCGACTTCATCCGCGCCCTGGAAGCGGGAGAGCCGTACCTCACCCCTGAATGGACGGGCACCCGGCCTGACTCAGAGGCGGCCCGCAAACTGGGCATGAGCTGGGGCGACAAGGGCTTCCCGCGTCGTGCCAACACGGTCGGCGAGGCGTTCCTTGATTCGCTGGACTACCCCAGCGGCCCCGACCACCACGACCTCGTTCGCCTGCTGTCTCTGGCGATGAAGGGCAACGATCCCACCGTCGCACTGGCCGCCCGCCAACTGGTGGAGCGCTGCGCCAGCGTCTATGCGCGTCACAACGCGGAGGAGGCGTGATGGACTGCAAGCACCGCAAAGAAAGCGTGATGTTGGGCGTTCGGTACGACGACGAGTGCCCGTTGTGCGCGGAGGAAGCCGAGCAGAGCCGGAAGTTCTGGGGGCGCATCGGGTTCGCTCTCGTCATCGTGGCTCTGTCTGCTGTGGTGGTTTTGGTCTCCGCTGCCCTTGGGTATGCGTCGGGCTACTTCTTTGGGGTTGGGCAATGAACACGCGCACATATCCCCGCACTCTTGAGCAAGCGTTCGGCCCGTATGCGCGAGGCCCGGTCTACAGCAAGCCGGAGCCGATGAACCTCGCTGACCGCGTGGTGCTGTTCGCCAGTGCGGTGGCTGTGGTCACGCTGCTGGGCTTCATGGTCGTGGGGTGGGTGAAATGAGCACGAAGAACACTGGCGGGCCGGCGTTTCCGGTTCCTCTCAACCCGGGCCAATCTTGGCAAGGCATGGCTCCTTGCGATGGCATGACCCTGCGCGACTACTTCGCGGCGAAGGCGATGGCAGCCTTTCTCCAAGAGGCGCTCAGCACCGAAGAAATGCTCAAGCTGATCCCGGCCGCCTCCTACGAAATTGCCGACGCCATGCTCGCCGCCCGGGAGGCCAAGTGAAAACCTGCGCCCACCCCGACTGCGGCCTCCCCAAAGGCGAGTGCGCCCGGGACTGCCTGCTCTACCAAATGCACCGGGCCTGCGACACCACGCCCATCGACTACGCCCTGCCCGACGACTCGCGCCTCACCGCTGCTCGCTGGGGATTCAAGACTCACCGCGCTCTCGGCCTGCGAGTTGCCATCCGCAAGGCTTGGGGAGCTTTCTGGAGGAAATCATGAAAGCACTCATCCAGGCATGGAAGCGCCTTCTCCACGCCTACCGCACCCGACACATCCCCGATCCGTTCAAGGAGCAAGCATGAAACACATCGCCACCGCGCTGGTGCAGGCTCAGAAAGCCTTTGGCCCTGCGCTCAAGACCCACACCAATCCGGCCTTCAAGTCGAAGTACGCCGATCTGTCGGCCTGCATTGAGGCCGTGATGGACGCGCTGAACAACAACGGCATCGCCATGATCCAGCAGACCCGTGAGGACTCCACTGGCGTGACCGTGGAGACCGTGTTCGTTCACGAATCGGGGGAGATGTTGAGCAGCGGCCCCCTGCACGTTCCTGCGTCCAAACAAGACCCGCAGGGGTACGGTTCCGCACTCACCTATGCCCGCCGCTACTCCCTGATGGCTGCGTGTGGCATTGCTCCCGAGGACGACGACGGCAATGCCGCCAGCCGCCGCCAGGAACCCGTGCGGATGCCCGAGAACACCTTGGCCGATTGGCTGGACTACATCGAGACGGCATCCAGCGTGGGGCAATTCAAGACCCGCCTCGCCGAAGCCGAGAGCGCCGCCGCCGCCGATCCGGTTGCGCTGGCAAAGATTCAAGCCGCTGCCGCTGCCAAAGCAGCGAAAGCCAAGAAACCCTCACTCGCGAGCCAAGCATGAACCTCTACCAACTCACGACCGAATTCCGCTCCATGCTGGACAGTGCGTTTGACCCGGAAACGGGCGAGGCCCTGCCGGCCTTTGAGGAACTGCGCGGCCAGCTCGCTCAGAAGGCCACCAACGTCGCCGCCTACATCCTCACCTGTGAGGCAGACGCAGCCCAAGCAAAGCAGGCGATTGATCGCATCAAGACCTTGCAGTCAGCCTATGAACGACGCGCCGAGCATCTGCGCCAGTACCTGGCCGAGAACATGAAGGCCAGCGGGATCACGGAAATCAAGGCAGACGACCGCAGCTTCGTGGTCAAGCTGTTCCCGGATCGAGACGAGTCAGTCGAGCTGGAGGAGGGTGCTGTGTTCCCGCCTTCACTGTGCACCGACCCCAAGCCGCCCGCGCCAAGCAAAACCAAGATCAAGGCCGCCATCTTGGCCGGTGAGCCAGTGGCAGGCGCTCGGATCGTTCGCCGTGATCGCTTGCAGATCAAGTGAGTCTCCTGATGCACCCCCACCCCGCACCTGGCGGCTGGCCCTTCCCGATCTGGAAAGACAGCCCCTACAAACATCCTCAGAAACCACTGGAGCCTGCGCCATGATGAACACGATCCTGACTGATGACGATATTGCCTTGCTGCCGGGTCTTACCTTCCGTGAGATTGCCCGCTCGGCCGAAGCCGCAGTGCTGGCAAAGCTGCGCGCGCAGGAGCCGCTTTTCTACTACCGCCTTACCTGCAACGGCGAAATGTGCGAGGGGCCGATCTGGGGCAAAAGCGCAAGGGCGCAGGCGCTGATGGCAGCGAGTCCGCCCTCAGATTGGAAGCCCCTCTACCCCGCCCCGCAGCCAGCCGTGGTGCAGGTGCCGCAGGGGTGGCGCGATGCTGTCATGAAAGCGGCCGACGAGCTTGACATGGAATGGCAGATGGTGGAGGGCATTTTCCATGGCCTGCTGCCTTCATTCATGGCGGACAAGAACGAAGCCGGATTCGTGACCATCCCGATTGACTCGCTGATCGAGAGTGACAGCTACGGAGTCCAAGGCAGCGACTTCTACCGCTGCAAGGTGTGCGGAGCCGAGAGCGGAGCGGGAGTGTTGAACAAGGGCATTCAGCATAGCCACAACTGCCCACTAGCCGCCGCCCCCGAAGCGCCAGCGCAGGTTCCGCAGGGCATTGATCTGGACGCGCTGCTCAACCGATTCGCGCAGGCGTGTGCGTTCGGAGACGATCAAGCAAGACGCGTCGAAGCGGCTAACGCCATAAAAGCTCTGTTTGCTGCCGCCGCACCCGAAGCACCAGCCCTGCCCATCGACATGACCCTGCACTGCCCGGCGTGCGGGATGCAACACATCGACGCGCCGGAATGGGTTGACGACAGCATCCCGCTTCACGCCATGGCAGAGGTCTTAGGCGACAGATGGGACAACCCGCCCCACCGCTCGCACCTGTGCCACGGCTGCGGGCACATCTGGCGCCCGGCTGACGTTCCCACGAACGGTGTGGCTGCGATCAAGACGAAAGGCAAGGCTGACAGCCCTGCCCCCGAAGCGCAAGAAATCGCAGACGTTTGGCACGAAGGCTCACAGAGCTTCTATCGAGCCGTGCTGCTGAAAAAGCTGACTCTCGATGAGGTGTTTCTCGATCCGGCAGGTTCGCCCGAAGCGCCAGCGACTGCCGTGGTGCAGGTGCCGCAGGGGTGGAAGCTGGTGCCGGTGGAGCCGGGCGATTGGGTGTTTGCAGACAAAGTGCTGGGCCACGATAGCCACCCCAACCACAAGGAGCGGATGCGACGGCTTTACCGCGCCATGCTCGCCGCCGCCCCCGAAGCGCCAGCCCTGCCCGCCGAAGTGCGCGAGGCATTGAAAGTGGCGCGGGAGGCGTTGGCCGGATTCATCGCCATCACCAGCGACAGCCGGGGCGTTGCCGGCTATCACTTGAACGGCGACACGGCGGAGTGGGATGAGTTCGACGAAGTGGACGCAGCATCCGCCGCCCTCGCGCGCCTTGATGCGCTGGGAGGTGTGGGATGAGCGACGACGAACTCACCCAAGAAGAGCAAGACGCGCAATACCTTCAGGCCAACCCGCATGTCGAGCTGGGTATGTGGGCTGAGTGGGTTGAGGTCGTGTGCGGCTGGCAAAAGATCCCAAAGCCGACCGCGGAAGAGTGGGCGCTGATGAAGTCCCAGTTTCATCACGGCAAGCGCCCAATCGATTCGGTGGCAGAACTGAAAGAGCGCCGCGCCAAAGCCACCAAGGAGCAGCCATGACCAAAGATTTGAAAGCCGCCCTATGGCGCACTCTGCTAGGCCCAGCAATGATCGTTGATGGTCTGTTCATGACCATCACGCTGGGCTTCTGGTCTACCGAGTTCTCCCTGAAAGCGGCCAAGCGCGTCGCCCGCATCCTGTTTGCGGTCAGGAAGGAGCAGCCATGACCAAAGACAACGAGGACGCGCTGCGGTGCGCTAAGAGGCTGGAGCGATCAGTGCGTGGGCTTGAGCGGATGCACGAGATTTTCGGGCAGCAAGAGCCGAAGAACGGCATTGCAGACCGACAGCGCACAGCCGCCGCCCACCTTCGCCGCCTTGTGGCCGAGAACGAAGCGATGCTTATGGGCATGAGAGATCGGGAAGATCGGGTAGACCGTTTCCGCATCAGGGAGCAATCAGCCAACGCGCTGCTGCGGCAGGCGGTGGAGGCGCTGGAGCGAGCCACAACCGGATGGCATCGCGACGGACAGCCTCGGCTGAGTGTGGACATGGATGCGCTTCCTGTAGCTGATGCCGCCTTGTCCGCCATCCGCCAGCACTTGGAGGGCAAGGCATGAGAGTCACCCTTCCAGATTCAACGCCCTGCCCGACCGGGGGGCCGCCGTATCTCTTGTTCGCCGTTGAGTTCGATTCGGCTGACGGGACGTTCCAAACCTATCTGTACGCCACCAGCCATCTACACGCAGCAGCCATGCTTGACGACCTGAAAGCAAACGCACGGATTGCTGGGCAGATCACGGAGATCTTTAAGCCATGAAGCTCGCTCTGTTCACACGCCAGTCCTCCGGGGCAGAAGCACCGGCTGAGAGCCTGGAGCTTGTGCTTACCGAACTCTCCCAGTATGGGGAGCCCCATCTTTGGTACGGCCACTCTGCCTACCGTGGCACAAGCGGCTGGGTTTGCATGACCGAAATGAACACCGTGGCCGCTGGATCAACTTTCATCATCCGCAGCGAGTCCTTTCAGAAGTCGCCGCTGGACGCTGCGCTGGAATGCCGCCAGCGAGTGATGGAGGCTGTCGCAAAGTTTCGGGGGGCAGCATGACGCGTGACGACATCATCAGGATGGCGAGGGAGGCGGGGATGGTGTGGGCATCCGGCCTGAGTGGCGCCGGCTATCACATCAGCCACCCCGCCAACCTTGAACGCTTCGCCCGCGCTGCCTTTGCTGCTGGAGCAGCCACCGAGCGCGAGGAATGCGCGAAGGTCTGTCAGCAGCAGGTAACGGGCTGCGATGCTGCTGCCGACTTGGCCCGTCTTGCCTGCGCCGCCGCCATCCGAGCAAGGGGGAGTCAATGAGCCGCCGTGCCCGCAACCGCCGAGACAAGCGCCAACCCTGGCCAGATCAGGAGGACTTGTGATGCGCCCCTCCAAGAAACAGATCATGGATGCCAACCGCTTCAAGAGCGAGCTGGTAGCGCTCTCCAAGAAAGCAGACGCCATCGCCAACCGATGCGATTACGAAGCCTGGAAAGAAACGGTTGATCGCCGAATCGCAGAAATCAACTCCCGCATCAGGTCTGTGCCTCTGCTCAACAGTCATCGGAGGACTTGTGACTGAGTTCCTGACAGCGGATGAACTCCGCACCCTTACCGGCTACAAAGCCGCCCCCAAGCAGGCCGCATGGCTTCGGGAGCAAGGCATCGCCCACCGCCAGGTGGGGGGCCGTATCATCGTTTCGCGTGTGCACACCCAAGCATGGCTGGAAGGCCGTCCGGTGCGCGCAAGCTCTGGTCCGAACTGGTCTGCCCTGCCGCAGTATGCCTAAGCGCACCAAACACCCCCGCCTTGTCTCCCAGACCCGCCGCAATGCCGACGGTCGGGTGCGGGTGTACTACTTCTACGATATGCGCCATGTCGGGCAGAAGCGCATTCCGCTGGGGACGGACTACGACGAGGCGATTGCCAAGTGGGACGAGCTGCACAACCGTAAGCCCCGCACCATCGGACGCGTCCAGCAGGCGATTGACGAATGGCGCGAACACATCCTGCCAACCTACAGCAGCGAGGAAACGCGCAAGGGCTACACCAAGCAGCTCAAGAACATCGAAGGCGTGTTCGGGGGGATGCTCTGGGAGGACATTGACCTCCCCACCCTGCGGGAGTACCTCAAGCGCCGAGCCGCCAAAGTGCAAGCCAACCGCGAAATTGCCGTGCTGTCCATCGTCTGGAACTTCGCCAAGATGGAGGGAATGCACCGCCTCCCTTGGCCTGCGGCTGGGGTGAAGAACTGGAAGAACGAGGAGAAGCCGCGCTCGTTTGAAGTGACGGACGCGCTGTTTGAGGCGATCTACCGCGAGGCCGACCAGATGCTGCGGGACTGCATGGACATATCCACAGCCACCGGAATGCGCCTGACAGACTGCCGGACGGTCGTTCTGCCCCAAGGCGACACCCTGCGCCTGAAAGCCTCCAAGACGGGCAAGGCGGCTGACTTCGACCTCACCCTCTCCCAAGTCCTGCCGGAACTGGTCAACCGCCGCCGCGCCCTGCCTGCTTCGCACCTGATGCTGCTGTCCACCCCGGACGGCTTTCCGGTCACCGCCAGGATGCTCCGCACCTCCTACGACCGGGCCAGAGCCAAGGCCATCGACCGACCGGAGAACCGGCTGATTCGCACCCAGCTACAGAAGATGTTTCTGCGCGACATGAGGAAGCGCGCGAGCGACTTGGCCGGGGACGACGAACATGCCGCCAAGCTGCTCCAACACTCCAGCGTAGCCACCACCAATCGGCACTATCGGGCGAAGGTTTCGCAGTTGAAGCCGGTGCGCTGA